TATATTAAACAGCATTCCAAAATTCAATTTGATGTTGATGCTGACTTTGAATTAAGAATACCAAAGCATGTAGTAGTGGATACAACCAATGAGATTGTTATTGGTGACCGGTGGTCACTCCAGCTAGCCAAAGAGGTAGATACTAGACGATACTCTAATATGATTGAATCTTCTGGTATTATGAAAGATACAAGAGCATATTATCTTGACTACACACACGATTTGTTGTATAATTGTAATATCATTAAGCAAAATAATAAACCATTCATCACTACCTTTACTGGCATTGGTATTATCGCTGACTTGATGAAGAAAGATTCCTATATTTTGTGGGGTGATGATATTCGTAATTGGGATAATAAACCTATTGAGTATTCCTTTGACCTGCATTATTTTAAAAATAGAAATGCCAAGCTGGTTTACCTTAACGATTTTGATGTGAGTAAAATATGAAAACGATACAATACAAAGGGAAAAATTATCCCAAATTCCAAGACGAAGGTAACGCATCACAGTTTGCTATTCCTTTCGCAAAACATATCTGCCAAGGTTATGGAGTGGACATAGGATGTAACCGACAAGAATGGTGTTTTCCTGGGGCTATGGGAATTGACTTGAATTTCAAAGATGGCAACGATGCTTATAATTTTGAATATAAAGATTTGGATTATGTTTATTCTAGCCATTGCTTAGAGCACCTGCCGGATTGGGTAGCAGCACTTGATTATTGGACAGGAAATTTGAAAACTGGTGGAACATTATTTCTCTACCTACCGCACTACGCTCAAGAATACTGGCGTCCTTGGAACAATCGTAAACATATTCACATCTTTACGCCAGAGATTATCAGAGCATATATGGAAGACCGTGGGTATATTAATATTTTCAATTCTGAGCGTGACATGAACGATTCCTTTATGATTACTGGAGAAAAAGCATGAACTACTTGCAAACCGCCAATGGTGACAGACAAATTCTTCTTGAGCTAGCTGCCACAGCAAAAACGACACCAGCTGGATGTTTTGTTGAGGTGGGTGTTTGGAAAGGAGGCTCTGCTTCTTATTTGACCGAGGTCGCTGAGCAACAGAACCGTGAAATCTTCCTATATGATACTTTTACAGGAATACCATTTGCTGAATCTTATGAGGTGCATAAAGTTGGTGATTTTAATGATACCAGTTACGAACAAGTAAAAGCAGCATTACCTTACGCTAAAGTTATTCAAGGTATCTTTCCTGAGAGCGCCATTGAGATGCCTCCTATAGCATTTGCTCATATTGATGTGGATCAATATAAGTCATATATTGACTGTATTAATTATTTGGGTCCTAAGATGGTAGACGGTGGAATCATGTGGTTTGATGATTATGTACTATCCGGTGCTAAAAAAGCCGTAGATGAATTAATTGGAACCGAAAATTTGGTCTTTGCCAAATGTGGCCATAAAAAAGTTTATACAATATTCCCCCAAAAGCCAACAAATTCGTGACTATGTATCTAACCCAACCTTTCTACGGTTTGGTCATGGTATTTCACAAGTTGGATAAATAACTCCAAATTCACTCTTTTTAGTAGCCATAGTGTGCTACAACTTAAAAGGATTTCATGTTACCATTTCGTACATTTTTAGCGGAAGCAACCGAAGCCGATGACGGCAAACTGAAGCATATTCACCATGCTGAGGATCGTCCTTTGTTTCATGGTGCTAAAGGTTTTGAACACGCTAAAGGTGCTCTAACTCAAGCCCACACCCATATGAAATCTGGTGGAAATAGCTCAGCATTAACCATGAAATATGATGGTTCTCCAGCTGTGGTATTTGGACATCATCCTGAGACTGGTAAATTCTTTGTGGCATCCAAGTCGGCTTTTAATGTCAATCCCAAGATTAACTACACTCATAAAGATATTGAGAAGAACCATGGACACGCACCAGGCCTCATGGACAAACTTCATGCAGCATTGAATCATCTCAAAAAGGTAGCACCTAAAACAGGCGTATACCAAGGGGATATCATGCACTCCGGTACTGATGTGGAACATAAGAAGAATGGTAAAGTATCGTTTACACCCAATACCATTACATATACCGCTAGCGGTGAAGAAGCGGACAAAATTAAAAGGTCTAAAATTGGTATTGTAACGCATACACAATACCATGGTAAAACCATTTCTGATATGAAGGCGGATTCACATCCAGACCTACATAATTTCAATCAGCATCCAGATGTATGGCAAAAGTCACCGAATCACGACACCAAACAAATTCACTATTCAGAAAAAGACCAAGCTGAATTTAATAAGCACATGGATGCAGCACAAAAGATTCATAATGAAAATAAAGGTACCATGTATAAGGCCACGGAACCTCATCGTGGTGAAGCTGGACATTTAGCAACATACATAAATCAAACTGTAAGAACTGGTGAAACTCCTTCTGCAAAAGGTCTACAAGACCACATTAAAGAAAAATATAAAAAAGTTATATCTAAGTTAAAAACACCAGCAGCACAGTCTCGCAAACAAACAGAAGCAAAGACTCATACTGACCACATTGAGAATAATAAAGAACATTATGAAAATTTGTTAAAAATGCATCACCATCTACAACAAGCAAAAAATATTCTAGTAAGTAATTTGGAACAACACGAAGGTGGTTTAGACCATCACATTGATGGTAAGAAAAGTAAACCTGAAGGCTTTGTTGTGAATCATGCTGGAGAACCTACTAAATTGGTTAACCGTGCTGAGTTTGCTAGAGCTAATTTGTTAAAGGTAAGAAAATGAAGTCGTTTAAAGAACTATACGAGGAAAAAGAAAAAGGCACCAAGCCGGTTGTAATGGCTTTTGGTCGCACCAATCCTCCAACATCTGGACACCTCAAGCTTATTGACAAAGTTAGGTCTACTGCTGAGAAACTCGGTGCCAAGCATACTGTTGTTGTATCACACTCACAGGATGCTAAGAAGAATCCATTGTCTGGTGAACAGAAGGTCAAACACCTAAAGCGTTATTCTCCTGGTACTCATTTTGAAACATCTTCTAAGGAACATCCAACCATACTCCATGTTGCAGCTAAATTACATGCAAATGGCCATGATGAACTTCATGTGGTGGCTGGATCGGACCGTGTTAAAGAGATGCACGCTCTACTGCACAAGTATAATGGTGTGAAAGCTGGCCATGGTCACTACCATTTCAAAAAGATTACTGTACATTCCGCTGGTCACCGTGATCCTGATGCTGAAGGTACCGAAGGTATGTCCGGCACTAAGATGCGTGAGCATGCCAAGAATAAAGATTTCTCCAGCTTCCGTCAAGGTGTTCCATCTCATGTATCGGATAAACACGCAAAAGAACTCATGCATGATGTTCGTAAAGGTATGGGATTAAACGAAGAAGTGAATCGTGGCCAATTCAGAGCAATCTTTGTAACTGGTGGTCCAGGCTCTGGAAAAGATATTGTTATCCGTGAAGCCATTGCTGAAGCAAAAATCACCGAACTCAATTTCATCCAAGCCCGTGACTATCTCGGAGACAAGCAAAAGTTATCTGAAAGTTCCAATGATTTCCGTAGAGAAGCCATACGCACCCGTGGTCCTTTGATTATCAATGGTCCTGCTGATGATATTGAGAAGATTGGTTATATCAAAGAAGAACTAGAAGAACTTGGATATGACACAATGATGATATTTGTCAATACCAGTAACGAGACCAGCCAAGAACGCAACTCAATGTTATCCAGAGTGATGGTGGAATCGGTGCGTCAAGATAAGTGGCAGAAATCACAAGAAAATATTATACAATTCAGCGAGATGTATAATAACTTAGTGACCTTTGACAACACAGGAAACCTAGATACCAAGGAAGAGGACATTAATGATATATACCAGTCCACTAAGGTATTTCTGGATTCAAAAGCAATAAATGAATCAGCAACCGATTGGTTGGACAGAAATGTTAATTTGAATGATAAAGTGTATGAACTATTTGGAGAACAAAATGTTAAAAGCAATTCTAAGTCTATTCAGCAAAAAACCATCGGTAGATACAACCCCTTCTACCGAGCCAAAGGACCAGCCGACATCAAGCCAGACAACTCCGGAAGCCTTGTCGGTGACCGAGACGAAATCAAAGGCGACACGGGGCCAAGGAAAAAAACAACCAGCTCAGTCGCAGGCGGTGCCTGGCACGCAGCCTACGAAGAAAGCAAACCCACGCTCAAAATCAGCCCCCCGTCCAAAGAGCCCAACTTCCAAAAAGACAACAACAAAGAAAAAATAAAGAAGCGTGGGGATAGGTCATTAAGTGCCGCACGAGTCGGTAGACCTTCCGGAGTAGGTTCAGAATACGATACCAGAGCAGGTGGCCAAGGTGCTGCAGCAGGCGCCGGACTTGGCCAGGCTATGGGAGAAAGTCAAGATTATAGTAATGCACAGCCGTCCAGTGCAGCAATGCCTGGCAGCAGTGCATTATCACCTAATCCGTTAAGCTCGGATTATGGCACTAAAAAGACTTTTGAAAAGTTTAGGAAAAAGATTAAGCAAGAAGCTATTGACCACCATACAGTAGATATGGGAGTTGGTGGTGTGCTAGGTGGTGCCGGTAATAAAGAAGGTATGGATACTTACTTTGACCAGAACCGTAACATTGGATTGCAAATAATTCAAAAGAAGAAAAAGAAAAATGTTAAGATTTAAAGCATTTTTAAACGAAGCTGAGCAGTTAGACGAAAAAAATAAGCCAACAAGTCCAGAAAAATGGGCTCGTGCTAAAGCTGCAGCAAAATCTAAATTTGCTGTTTATCCTTCCGCTTATGCTAACGCTTGGGCATCAAAGAAATACAAATCAATGGGTGGTGGCTGGAGAAGCACATCAGAAGAAGTTGAATTGGAAGAAGCACACAAAGTCGGTGATATGGTTACTGTTCAATCTAAATTCTTTGGTAAACAAAAAGGTAAAGTTACTAAAGTTGACGACCAATCAATTCATGTTCAACGAGATGGTAAGAAATTTTCAGAAAAATATCCGCACGATGCCGTGATGAAAGAAGATGTTGAATTCTACGAGCAATATAATGCAGAAGAATTGTTTGATATTTTAGAAGAAGTCGTTGATGGTATTGCTGAAGAAAACAATTTAGATGCAGATATTCTTTGGGAAAATCTTGAAGATGTTACAGACGAAGAATTATACGAAACTGCTGCTTGGCGCCGCAAAGAAGGTAAGAATCCTACTGGTGGATTAAATCGCAAAGGCATCATGTCTTATCGCAGAGAGAATCCAGGTTCTAAATTAAAGATGGCCGTTACCGGCAAAGTAAAACCAGGAAGCAAAGCAGCGAAGCGTAGAAAATCATTTTGTGCTAGAATGTCTGGCATGAAAGGACCAATGAAAAAACCAAATGGTAAACCAACAAGAAAAGCACTCGCATTACGCAAGTGGAAATGCAGATAAAACAGGAGAATAATAAAATGTTTGCAAAAGGTAAGATTACACAATCAATGATTGATGCAGTTAATTCTGTATTAGGCGAGACCAAAGAAGAAGTTAAGCAAGTTCAATTGTTGGATGAAGAAAAGAAGCAAATGCTGCTTGAACCAGAACTTGATGAGACCGGCTTCCACAAAGCTGCTCACGCTGCTAAGAAAGCAAGTCAATCTCATTTTGAATTTCAAGGCAAGAAGTACCCTGTTACTGCTAAATCTCATGCAGAAGCGTTAGCAATGGAAGCGTCCGAGAAAGTACCTACACCAACAGGTATGAAGGTATATGGTTCCAGCTACGGCAACTCCGCTAAGGCTCGTAAAGACCAGACTAAATCTGCTGTTGATACGCTAAAAGGTCCTAAAACTAAAGAGTTGCAAGAAGATGGTGATTGTG